ACTAGTATTGTCTTCAGCTTCTGTGACCCGGGTTAGGTCAATACTAGTAAGAGAGTCCATCATCACATCATAAGTTTCTTTTGAACAATCTTCGAAAGGTGCTTGGGTGTACGTCCCCCCATCGTATGGAAGCACGGACAAACCATTGTAGCTTGTCCTATTCTCCCACATCCACTCTCCTACGTCAACCCACTCTGCATCTTTGATTGAAATTGTTGCGGATATATTATGCGTATTCTGACCCTTACGAAAGCCGGGTTTAACCCACTCATCAGTGACTAATTTGACCCGCTTAAGGAGTTGAAGGGCGGACTCGGTTCTCATAATTGATCCTGAGGGCGCCTTTTGCGGAATAGAAATTACCGCGGTAGAGTGAGGGTTAAAATATTCGTCCTCGACCAACTCTGGATGACTGTTCAATAGATAGGAATAGATTGCCTCGTTTTTACCCACTCTAAGTCTTCTGATATAATAATCATTATGCCAGGCATGGATGCCGGAGCTGGTACCTAGTGTTAAACTGGTGGTTCCTGCTGGTTTGACACAAGTTGTACGAGCAGCGGGCTTGATACCTATAATCTCAGCTGTTTTTGTATTTTCGTCTTTTACAGCCTGTGCTGCAGCTTTCATGTCAAGCTGCAGCACAGCGTTTGACGCGATGCCGGTCATTGATACACCGATTAAGGCGTCCTTCTCCGTTGTTCTTCTCCAGATATCGCGAAGATAATGAAAGTCTGTATAGCTAGCTTGCAGAGTACCAATAAAGGCGCCAGCTCTTACTCGGCTTTCTAGATCTTCTTGGTTTTCGACGTTGGATACATTAACTTCTGTTAGATTGCAGAATTGATAAGGCCTTAAGCCAATCTCACAGCAGGGATTTGTTCCCCAGTCCTTATCATTCGAAAAGTAAAAGCCTGGTTCTCCTGCCCCAGACGCTTTTACTCTATCCCAAAGATCCATAAAATATTCCTTGTTGATCTTGTGGCGAAGCAATACAACAGAGTTGTTTGCTCGTCCTCGCTGTGGGTTCTTCTCCCACCAATCGCCAGTCTTCGCCGAAATCATTTCTTGATCGTCAGCTGAAAACAGCGAAATCAAGGCCGCGCGGCGAATACCGCCTGCTAGGACTGCGTCAGCGATGTGGCAAATCATGTCGTGTACTTCAATGGAGGACAATTTATCTCCATTATCCTTTTCGCGCAACATGCCCTCTAATTTAACAAGGCATTCACGAAGTGGTTGTGGGCCCGGGGCCTTTCCGCCGCTCGTAATCAAGGCGGCGCCCTTTGGCCTAATATCGGAAAAGTCGAATTTTAATTTAGAACCACCATTAAAATAACTGCGAACAAGTGTCTTTACAGCGTCGGCCCACCCTTCGATGGAGTCGTTTACTAGGAAGCGGCGAGTTCTTTTAGGGTTGGGCTTAGTAATCTCAGGAAGTTTCTCAACATGGTGTGTCTGTACACTATAACCGACTCCGGTACCACCCAAAAGTAAAAACATAGCCTCGCCGAATGAGCGCCAGTCATCTATGGGCATAAAAGCACAATTAAAGATACGGTTTGGTGCAACTTCAATTGGTTTTCCACCAAATTGCATTGATCTCATCGATGGGAGTACTTTCTTACTATGAACCATCTTGTAAGCTTTTCTTATCTGAAGTTCCAGTTGAGGAAACTTTTTAAGATGCATATTCATATTCCGCGTTACTAGTTCCTCCCATGTTTCTCTTCTTTGCTCGTCATCTAAATAACGGGCGTATTTCATGTGTACTGTAATCTCTGATAAGATCTTATTTGATAGCTCCATATTCATTTACTCCTTTTGCTCCTTCTTAAAACTTGCATATTTTTGCTTTAGGTTGTCTAGCCGTACTTTTGACGACTTCTCCATTATATCACTAATTGATTCATTTGTTTGGTTTAGAACTTTTATCTTTACATTACTGGTATCCATAAATAATGGGAATATCAAGCCATCAGGACCGTTCCTGTTTTTGGCTAAAAAGATCCTTCCTGTATTTGTATTTTTATCTTCGACGGTCCTCGAGACAGTAAAGATAAAATCTGCGACGAAGCACTTATTGAAAGCTTCGGAGATGGATTCCATTGTAATAACTTCAGCATTTAAACCTGATCTGTTAGTTTGAGAGGCCGTCCAAACAGGACACTCACTCTCTTGGGCTAAGCCCCTTAATTCTTCATAAATAGTTTCTAATTGGTGTCTTTTCTCGTCTCTCTTCGAAGATTCTGGCTTAATTAGGTCTCCATAGTCAAGAATGATCATATCTGGGACAAAGTCTCTTCTACGCAACTTATCAATATGACTCTTGATTGTCTGAATTGACGCAGATCTGGTTGGATATTCTTTTACAATTAATTTTCCTGTTAAATCCTTTATCTCGTCGTATATCTTTTCTTTGAAAACCGTTAGATTATTCAGTTCGACGCCAGTGATGGCTGAATCGTACCGGCTAGCAACTATCGTATCTCCTAGTTCCAAGGTATAGTGAAGTACGTTCTTGCCCTGTTTGAGGGCCGCGGCGCCCAAATGGACGAGTACCATAGACTTTCCGGCGCCAGTAGGCGCCACTACCACGCCTAACTCGCCTTTGCCCAAACCACCCTTCGAGACTTCGTCAATCTGCTGCCAGCCGGTTGATACGGGGTTTCTAGCCTTTATTTGGAACCTCTTCTCAAAGTCTGCGAGATACTCGTAGCCAAATGAATTATCTGATCCCAACTTAAGGGCTCCGTCGATAACTTTAGAAACTTCGTCAAATGAAGAGTTCTTGATGAGGTCTACTGACTTAATCAATGCTTCTTTGAGTTTTTGCTTCTTGCAAAAGTCTAGTGCTGTGTCTTTGATGTATTCCGAAGAGTTAGGGATCTCACCTTTTGCCAAAACCCTGGCGTAGTATTCTCGGATTCGTACTTTAACTGATTCGGGGTATGCATCCAAACCTGTTCGTATGATCGAATGCATAATATTAGATGTGGGGTGGACTCCATACTTCTTCCTGTATTTTGCTATCTTATCAATGAAAACTCGCAGATGCTTAAGCTCTAGAAAGTTTAGATCTAGTACCTCAAACATCTGATCCGCAAATGGGCGGTCGTTCAACACCAGATGACAAAGGTCTTCTTGAAATGACTTTCCGAATTTTGAAAAACTAACTGCTTGTTCCATGTTATTCCTTGTTTATTATTTAGATAGTATAACAGGTTTTCCTATGAAAAGGAAGTAATAATATCATTAAATTTTTGCTCTAAATCTTGCATATTTACAGTTAGCACTCCATCTTGCAGCATCAACTTTCTCATCTCTGTTTGGTTGTAATGTGGCTTAAACTCTTCAAATGTTTCATCAATCCTGTTCTTGCTCTGTGGCGATAGACAAGGTGATGAGAGCTGCATAATGTTGTAGTTATCTTCTATAAGTTTTTCTGACTCTATAACATTACTGTAAAGTTTCAACTTGTTACTCTCTAAGCCGCACTCGTGTAAAACATCCGCAATATAATAATCATTGTCTTCCTTGAGGAAAGAAAATCTCTTAGCGACAGTCCCCAAACCTACTCGGGGTACACCTGGGAGATTATCACTAGGATCTCCTGCGATGGCGCGGGCAAGCGCGAAATTCTTCGGATGAATCCCGAATTTTTCAACAACAGAGTTTATATTCAAGACCTCTTTTTGGATTGGCCTAAACAGTAGAGTCTTTTCATCCAAAAGCTGTATAAAGTCTTTGTCTGCAGAAACGATTACCTTTTGCCAGTCTGAAAACATCGGTGTATTCTTGACATAAGATATAACATCATCGGCTTCCACTTCAGGCTCCATAAACTGAACGATTGGTGTCTGGTTAAGATATTCTACCACCCTAAGTTGCTGCCAGAGCTTGTTATTGTCTGTATCCTGTGGGGTCATCTCATCTGAGTTCCAATTAACTCTGAGTGGTTTTCTTCCTGCCTTGTAATTCTTATTCATCGCTCTGCGTTTCTTCGAGCCACCTTTACCATCCCATACTACAACAATCATATCAGGAGAAATCTCCCTAGTGATCTTGTTCATAATGTTGATAAAGGTTCTCATACCTCCGATGGGATTTCCATTGGGGTTCTTACTTGGGTCGACGATGTATCCCCGCAGGAACTGGTTGAATGCGTCAACAATCATTACTCTCTTCATTTGTTTCTCCATAAAAAAAGCCCACCGAAGAGGTGGGCTTTGTGTTTAGCTGTCTGGCTTCGCGACCGGGTCGTCCGTATCGTAGAAGTCGTCAGCTTTGCCTTCTCTATTCTTGAACTTCATAATAACATCTTCGTCCATGATTGTCAAGACACTTTCTCTGAATTTTTCATCCTGAAGTTTATCCACCCAGTTCTTGCGTTGGAATTTGACTTCCGTGCTATCATCCTGGATTAAAGTGAACCAAGCTCCTGACTGGAGAAGTCTATCAGAAACCTGAATCGCGTCAAACCAACTCTCTTCATCTTGGACTCCGATACTCTCGTCTCCCCACAGGATCTTAAAGTTGCAATGACGACCAGCTGTACCAAAGCGAGACTTTTCAAGCTTCGCTTTGACTTCTGAGCCTATTCTGAATCCATTCTCATCTTGAACAAAAGAGGCTTTAGCTTTTCGTCCAGTAAGCCAAATTCGCAAAGAATAGGCATAGTGCATAGCTTTCCCGCCGGGAGTCACATAGGGAGTTGTCATAGCCTCAGAAGGTGAACGTGTAATATTCGTCTTTAACTGATTGAGTACCAAAAATGTCGCTTTACTGTTGGCGATTGGTACTGTTAGCTTTGACATACCCTTAGATAAGATCCTTGGTTTTACAGCCATCGATGATTGAGGGTTGAAATCCCCCTCAACATCTGACATAGAAGGTGTTAGAGCCAGGGAATCCCATATGAACAACCATTTGTTCCCTGTCCCTAACAACTCTTCAATAGTTTCCAAGACAAACTCGACTGATTCAGCTTGAACGTACATGAGACGTTCTAGGTCGCAGCCTGCTCTTTCTAGGAAACTTGGATCAAGGGCTGACTCGGAATCGAAGTAAACCACGTCAATACCCATTTTTTGAGCATTGCCGGCCACTTGTGCAGCCATAAATGATTTACCGGTTGCTTCCAAACCTGCAATCTCTGAAATTTTGCCGACTGGAATGCCGGCAAGTTTCCCCTTGCAGATAATTGAGTCCAACCACCTTGATCCGGTAGAAATCCATTCACTCACTTCGGTTGGGTTATTATCCTGCAGTGAATGAGCGACTTCTCTACCAGCTTTTTTATTGATGATGCTGCGGACGGCAGCAATATCTAGTGAGCCCTTTTTAAGCTTTGATACTTTAGATCTAGCCACCGTCTACTCCTTAAGAATTCAGAAGATCGTTAAAAGCTGACTCAACAGCATTTGCAGACCCGCCAGTTGGTGTCCCATATTTTACAACTTCAGAATTACCGGCATCGGTAGCCATAAATTGATCAAGGATCGACTTCACCTCTTCTGTCGTTTTACGCTCGAAGAGATCATCGAAACTAGGGATAGTCTCTAGTAGCTCTGCACAGCGTTCATCGCCTCCGACAGCATCATCACAAAGGATTGTCTTGCGGGGTCGTGGACGAATATCTGTACGAGGAAAAGAGGCACCTGGCAGCTTGCCATACATAAGCTTCAAATCATTGCCACTCTCTGGGTCTGTAATATCTCCATAGTCTGGGTCAAGGACAATTGTCAAGAGCTTTTCATAAGCCATCTTGCCATAACCCCAAACACGAATACCTTGATCCTCCTCGCCGCGGACAAGCACCGGTGAGAAGAATCGCTGCTTTGCAAAAAGATCCTTTGCTTGTTTCTTGCTCTCCTCTGTGCCCTCGTTCCAAAGCTTGTTTGCAAAATCGCAAACAGGGCAAGCATCGCCAAAATTCCTCTTTGGGCAGAGAAAACCTGATGTGCCTACGTTATAGTGGAAATACCTCTCCTTGAAGGGGTCTCCGTCTGGTGTCGAGACAATACGAACATTGTTCTCACCGTCTTCGGGTCGCCAGAATTGATTTTTACTTCCGTCGCCCTTTCCGTTTAATTTATCTAATTTTCCACGCATTGCGTCTAAATTAAGTGCCATGTTGTATTACCTCCTATTGGTATATTATTTTTTTGCACGTTTGGCTATAGCAGGTCAGCTAATCTCCTGACCAACTTATATAATCATACAATGTTTTCTTTATTTTGTCAAGCTTTTTCTATTTCTATTAGGCATTTTTTTGTCAGGTTAAACGCCATTTCAAAGGAAATTCTCTTTCTTGCATATTGTTTTGAAGAGTTTCTATAGTTAACCAGAAATAGGCTGTTGTATTTCTTTCTATAGGATTCTAATTTTTCATTAAATCTATCAATTAGTTTTTTTTGCTTTTCTTCCGATATTGCTGGTACAATAACTAAGGTACAGAAAGCTCTATCAGTATCTTTTCCGAATAAAGGCGCCGGATTCCACTTCATCTTTATTCTAGACTCCATCTTACCACCATCAACACAATTTAGCAAGATATTTGTTATCTTGTTTTCTTTTTCAGGGTTAAGGGCTTTGTTTCTTGCGTCTTTCTCGAACAACATCGTATGTACCAGCCTGGATACCTTATACTTGCTTTTTGGCTTTTCATATACTTCACTCCCGACCTTCCACTTGGACTCCTCACTAAGCTTCATCTTAATTGCTTTTTGAGATGGGAAAATGTGAGTGTCTATCGATACTTTGTTTGGAATTGGACCCTTTCGAATAGAGAACTGTACCGAGCATGTTGTGTATGTGGTATCTTCAAACACCGACTCTTCAAATATATTAATCCTGTTGATTTCAAATTTCTTAAGGAACCTGTCCCGGGTGTCCACTTTCCTGTCATCACAAAAGAAGTTTAAGGGCAGGATCACAACGCCGCCGACAGGGTTTGAAGAGATCAACGATTCCAGAAAACACTTGTACAAATCGTTAGTATTCCACTTTTCGAATATCCTCAAATATTGGCCTTTCTTTACTTTGTTCTTTGCTAGAAAAGGAGGATTTGTAACAACATATTTACCATCATAATCTGGAGGGTTTAATAAGGTGTCCCGTATCGTTGTGATGAAGTTGGACTTTTGCGATTTTGGAGGTGCTATATCATAACATTCCATCGTCATGGGGCCGATGCCTAGACTTTCGACCCATAAGCAAAGGTCGCCGGCGCCAACGAACGGCTCTATAATCTGGTGCCCGGGCGGGACACCCATTCCTTGTAAAATATAATTATAGTTTGTAGTGTAAAACTGGCCTAATTGTCTTTTTTTATTGAGATGAGTCTGTGTTGCAGTGTTTTGTGATTTTCCACCCATATATTATCATTTCCTTTTTTCTTGGCTAGGGTTTTAAGGTTTTGAAAAGTATCTTCCTGGTCAGTGTCGATGAGTGCTACATAGATTGTATTGCTCTCCCCATGAAGGTCGGCCCACTTGATAAACTCTTCCGTTTCGATCCGGACATTGTCCTGGTGGCCTCCTTTGCCTAGGAACACCTTCGCGAAACCCTCTATATTTATATTATATGATACTTTGCCGCCAAAGTCAAATGATTTTAACATCTGATCCTTCGAATACTTCTTCTTTGCCTCGGATCGTGGCAAAACTTGTCCACTGCGAATAGGAACCTTTGCGTCAGTGGTGTAACTTTCTATGAAAATATCATCCATCTCCATACGTCGCGCGATGCCCTCTAATATGTATTTCTCGTCCCTTGTACCTTGCCTACTAGCATTGACACTAGTGTAAAGAGCTAGTGCCTTTTTAAAGGGCGGATTTACTTGTAGTTCTTTCTCTAACTCTCCTATGGAGAGGCCAAAGTACTCTAAGACCCGGGTCATGGCTTTCGGGTTTACCGATTCTCCTTTAAAATTATTCTCTATTGTGCGGTCCCAATTCTCTATTTGCCTACGCGCTCGGATTGAGGCGAGGTCTTCTACTTCAAAAATTTTATTCTTCATTTTATGCTTTCTGTGTCAAAAGTTGTTTCTTGTATTTTTGGCGAAAAATATTCAACATAAATATAATCGCTTTCATATTCTGTGGGGTAGATCCCGAAGTAAGCCTTCGTCTCGCCTGACATTCTGGATCTTACACTGGTTGTGAGGCTCTTGAAGAAGTTTCCTTCTGTTTTTAGCTTTTCCTCATTGATACCAAAATAGTATAACACCTCCACTTCTTGCTTGAAAGGAAAAAACAACCTGTCTTCGCAAGAAATAGTGCTCACGCCCATGGTTTTTACCCGGCAGGACTCGCGGATTCGGGAGAAGGTAGACATAACGGGCTTTGTGTTCTTGAATACTTCAAGCATGTGATAACTATCACAAAAAACCTCGTTTATTTGCTTGTAATAATCTAGTACATTTATCGAGCCAACGAAACTCTCCAGGACCTTATTCGAGACTAGTAAAATATCGTCGAAAAGTCCGGAGCGAGCGTATTGTTGCAAAATGCCCTTGACCGCTCTCTCTTGCAATGCTTGCTCATCTGACAAAAAGTCAATTTCGGGTTGGAAGTATACTACTTTTATCCTTACTCCTCTTTTATGGATACTTTCTAATATCCTTAAGGCCATGGCGCTGCTTCTGGAGGCACCGCAGACAAAAAAAGTTACCTCATCCTTTATCTGCTTTAAAAACTTAATCTCCTTCAGAACATCGAGGTCCTCGTACTCTTCGGGCGAAGACATATCTGGAATGGTATACTCTTGTTTTTTGTTCTCTGTTTCATTATTTTGAATTTTATAGATCTTATAAGTGTCGTACTTTTTAAGTGAGTCGACTATATTACAGGCTGCAGACCCTAAAGCTAATACATTTTTCAAATGTCTATCCCTTTCATCTCTCCAAAGTTCTTGCCAATACTCACACTTGATAAGAATCTCCCAAACATATTTGTCTCAAATATGTCCTTTATTTCTGAAACCATCTTGTGATCCTCTTTTGCAAAATCGAGAACAACTGCGTCATGCATCGTAAAAGACACAAAACTCTTTGCTCGTCTAAGCTTCTTCATAATTTCGTATGCGTTATTTAATACTATATCAGATGTTGTAGATTGAAGCAAGTAATTTAATGCTTTTCTTTCATCAACGGGGAGGAGTCTATCAAACGGTGTTTTAATACTTTCCCCGTCATAGTGCTCTAAGTATGCTTTTTTATTATAAGACTTCTCATATAACTGATTTTCAGCTTTTGGGTTGTAAAGCCAAGCGAAGAACTGCTCCTTAGCTTCGGCTCGGGAGAGCCATGGCGGTAAGTTCTTCATGTTCCACAGGTGAATATCCTCGCTTGGCTGTGGGATACCAGAAAAAGCCAACAATGTTCTAATCTCTGCTCCGTTTAAATCTATCTCTAGGAATAGATCGTTCTGCGGTTTCAAATGGTGACGCTCTGCCTTACTGATACTCAATATAGGGTAAGAGCCTTTGCTTGTGGTTAGCCTGCCTGTGGCCGAATTGTATATATCATATACAATATTCTTATGTTGATTCCCCGTGTTTACACCTTGTTTGCTAATATTCGTGGTCAGCACATGTATCTTGTGCAAGATATCATAATCAGATGGTCGCGACACGAGAGAGTTTACCCGGTGCATCGCGGTGTCCCTCAAAGAAAACCATTTACCCATCAAGTGATCAGGCAAAGCCTCGTAGAAGCAGATGTTAGAAAAATCAATCTTTGCAGTTATGGCTGCGCGCTTTTGAGCCTCAAGCAGAGCGGTCGCGGCCTCCATGGAGGTTGGGTCTTCCGAATACTGGGATAAGTTTTGTTTTTTAAGAAAGATACTTAAATATGTGTACTTTTCATCGTTCTCGAATACCGGGGAATGTCTCCAGGCCAAGCTATTTTGCTGTACTGTCGACTTGATATCCTCTTCTTTGAAGGTAAATTTGTTTGCTGAATATATACCTACACACTGGTCCTCTATGTCAAGGGGTTGAATTATTTTCTTTTTTTCCATATTTCTCTCTGATCACATTCGAACAAATACGGCCGATCTTTTGTATTGCGGATTTCACTCCGTATATCTGATTGACCTGCAGTACTTGTTTTTTTCTATTTTCAAACTCAGATTCTGTGTAGACGTTCAGCTCCAAAAATCTTGCAAGCAAAAGCATCTCTAGCCATTCCGCGGAAGACAACATTTCGATTTCAGGCCTGTATACACTCTCTGTGCTTTTTGATACATCTCTGCCATTATACACTGATTTTGTATAAAATGGAACAACTTTCTTTATATCATTATAAATCTTTACCACGAAGTCCTGCAGGTCATATAAGTCGTCCTCGTGGGACTTGAGCCTATATATGGAGTTCATCACACCTTCAGCCGAAGGTGGTGTGCCGGCGGAAACTGTGTTTGCTACGGCGCCGCGGCGGATGAAGCTTCGAGTAATTGGATGTTCCAAATTAGTGTAGAGGCGCCATGGGTTGAACTTGTCAATGTAGAAGCCATATGATGCTGCATAGTCAGCGAAGCATCGAAAGTCTTTACTTTGAACTATTTCTCCCTTTTCAAAATCCCTATTATAATCAAGCTTTGCGAGTTCCAAAACTATACCGGAAGAACGTACATTATTGTGCCTTGATAATAGAAATCCACTTCTCGTAATCGGAAAATCTTTCAAATATTGGACCATAATCTCTTTTAGCGCGCTTAGGTAGCATGGGTAATCATCAACAGTCCTGTTGTTTTGCAGCGAATCAGAATATTTTACACTATTGTAGGTTATATAATCTGCATAAGACTGCTCAAAGGACTCGTGACCCAAGACAGGCACAATTCCATTAAAAAAGGGTGGAATGTTTCGATCCGTATTGTTTACTTTTGCTAAATAATCTGCCCTAAGGGCCTCAAAAGCAGCTGCAGTAAAGCTCAAGCAATTAACTTGCGGTGCAAAACCTGGAAAACTAGAAAGAATTTCTGGGTCATTTACCAGATATACCGGCTCGAAAGCTTCATTTACCAACCCGTAGGAGTATCTATCATACAGGGTATCTATCATCCCCGGGAAGACGATCATATTCTTATATTTCAGTCTTTCATCAAATTCTGTCTTGAGCCTGCCGGTTGAGCCGCCAAGAAATATAGTTTTTTTTGACATACTTATCGTCCTCCGCTACTCGGCCGTGTCGGGAACCTCTCAGCACTCACGAGACGCACTGCTTCTTGAGTTGGTCGAGAGTCATCAATTTCAATAATTTCTCCTCTGTTTAAATTGTACCTAACTCCTCCTGTTTGAGGGTTTATGTGCTTATCAATGACACCCGGAATATAAACAATGTTGCTATCCTGGTGCAATATGTAATCATTAGCGATTCGGTTAGCAGTCACCTCATCGACTATTCTTTCTCCAGATTCGGGATGAGTGAGGTCAACAAGCTGAGGTAAGTAATGACCCTGAGAGACCTCTACCAAAGTAGTGCTGAGATCCTGTATGTCTCCTTCTACGTCGTCGTTGCTAGTCTGAGATCTGTCAATCTGCCCCAGTAATGGCGGTCTTGGGGAGGCGTTGCTTAAGCCTTCAGACTCCGAAGCGTGCGATCCAAAAGAACACTCTAGAGTCGTAGTCAACGATCCCGCTCCAGTAAAAGAAGTCGAGACTGTTAAAACCGTATAATAGCCGCCTAGGCCTATTCTGAATGCCGGCGAGTTGAGGTCTGTTGGAGATCCAAACCCGATATTGTTTGGATTTATAAAAATCTGACTCCCGGGAGTAAATAAATTATTACCAACCATCGTAATGTTGGCGTTATAAGGCATCTTTAACTCGTCGTACAGACCTACCTGGTTTGTCATCAGCTGTTCTTGTGCAAACGGCACGTCGAACCTAGAAAAATTAATCTCTTTTATTAGTCCCCTATTTTTACCGAGCAGGAAATGGTAAATACCCTCTCTAGAATCTTTGTCTAGCTCTCCTGTTCCGTCTGGTGTCAATTCTCTGTCTAGTTTTTGATATATAACAAAATAATCATTCTCGTCTTGTATACTAGCTGATCTAAAGTCTTTCTGTGCACTCGGTACCTTTTCGGGGCTAATGTCTGTTTGGGCCTGTAGCGCGCCGCGCAATTTTGGACCCGAATATGTCGTCGAAGTAAAAGAGGGTTGAGCACTGATGATTTTACTAGCAATTCCAACACTAGACCAATTTTTTCCGAAAACATTTGGAAGCAAATCATTGATGCAACCATTTAAAAACTGAGGTATGGTATAAGTATTTCTGTAAGAGTTTACAATTTTGTCGTACATGAACTCCTGATAAGTTTCAAGAGCTATCGGTATATTCGAGACATTGACTCTTATTGTACTTTCTTCATTTTCAGGTTGCTTATATGCTTTATACTCGATATCAGGTAAAAGTATCTTAAAAGTAGATAATTTCTTAATAGCGCCATTGATAGTCTTTATAACCTTCTTCTTCTCATCTGGGCTCTTTTTAGCTATAGCTAAAAGCCCGGGCATGTCTTCCTTACTCACCCCTAAAGTTATTGATAGGCCTTCTATTTCTGATTTAGTTAAAATCGATGCATGGGAAGGTATTTGGCTAGCCTTTTGCATGGTTAATACAGAGTCTTCTAGAGATGCTCTAGTTTTCTCAAAGAAAGCTTCGACTACATCTCCGAAAGTCACATAGTAAATTCTTCTTTTTGAATTATCTAAATCATCAATCATCTTTTCCAATTCTTGGGCTTTGGCCCCCAAGAGGTTGCCGGCGGGGGCGCCGGATAGGGAGGATGCTAGGTTCGAGGCTAGACGTTCTTTTTGCAAGTCCTGGCTTACTCCCAATTCTGTATAGTCTCTCAGAGCGGAGGGCTCAGTATCTATATAATGTATCTTTTTGTTCTTCTCAAGAATATCCATTATTTTTCTTATTTCTATGGACTTCTGTATTTGACTCTTCCGGGTAGATCTTTTAGACGCAGAATCGTCTTTCTTGTCTGTCGAGTCAAGCTTTTTCTTTTGTGGCGAAAACATTTGCCTGATGTCAGCTCGGCGGAGAAGATCGATCGGGTTGTCGATTGCGCTGAAGATCTTGTCTCTGGCAGTGTTGTTTATTCTTGCAGTATACTGTATGTCAATTGTTGCGGATCCGTCTTGGTTTACGTTTATTGAGTGACTTATTACATTCATCCTCAGGGAAATATTTGAATCCCTAATTTCTTTGATTTCCTCCTGGGTGAATAACTTATTGTTAGGTACTGTATACCCTAAAGTTGCTGCTACCTCTATTGGGCGCACAAGGTCCCCAGAAGTTACGGTTGAGCCATTAATCTCCTTTTTGTTCGCTGATCTTGCGATAGATATCGTAAACAAGTCTGCCAATGCTGCATAGCCCTTCTTAACATCAAAAATATTTGCAAGATTATCCACATAGAGCTGTAGGCTAGCTTCCAAGAACCGGGGGGCCGTGAATGGGTCGGTACCCGTAAACTTTACTTCAAAACTCTTAACTCCAGAGCCTTTTGTTCTGCTATATCCCTTCGTTGTTGCGGCTTCATCTGAAATTGTAGAAACTGGAAAGAAGAACGGCGTAAATTTCTCCGCTGAGTTATTTTCATAGTTTTCAGCTTTGTAAAACCTCAATTCTGGGGTAAGGGCCGTTAATTTATGGGTTTCTAAATTGAAAAAGTGAGCCTTTATAAGCTTTTTACCTGTCGCGTCTCTCGAGTTGTATAATTTCGACATAACGGCTTCGGGCCGATATGGCCCAATGAGACGGTGTACTCCAGTCGGTGTACTACTTGGTGATAATTTACTGTGTTTAAGTAATTGTGGAGCAGTGGACAGTAAATATACCAAATACGCCTGCGGGTGGAAGTTGTTTAACATTACTTGATTAGACATCTCATCTCTCTCTTGTGGCGATCCTTATAGCAACATCAAGTTCCCGGGGGATGTACACTACGTCGCCGATCTTAAAGTGTGCGTCAGTTGGCTTGTTGTTATACCAGGCAATAATCCACCAGTAGTCTACATCTCCATAATATTCGTATGCAAACTTGTAAAGCCTATCTCCCATTGTATACACTCTTTGAATATGTGTCAAGTCATTTCTTAACTCTTCCTCTGATGGCGCAGCGGGTGGCATTCTTGACAGTATAGTGGTCTCATCTAAGAATAATCTATCGTATATACCTTCTCTGAGTTTTTTATCTGCAGTTAAGAATTCTCTATATATGTTTCTGTTTGACATTTCCAAAGCTCCTGTTTTAGTTATTCAGGCCGCGGTCTACTGTGGCCGCCTCCAAAGAAGGGTTGGATCCCCCTTCAT